CGCAGGCAATGGGGCTGAACGATACGGGCGGCTTTATCAATTCCATAAAAGCAACCTCTGTAAAAGGGAATGACACAGAGAAATATATAGACATTTACCCACAGGGAAAGGCAAAGCACGGAAACGAAAGAAAAGGGGACAAAAGCAATGTACGCTACGCAACTATAGGCTTTATAGCAGAGTACGGGACGAGCAGCCAGCAGGCACGCCCATATATGACAACGGCAAACACTAAGGCACACGAAAAAGTAGTAGCGGCGCAGCGTGAAGTATGGGAGAGTGCAAACAATGGATAGCTTAAAAGACGTATTAGAAAGCGCAGGGTTGCCAGCGCAAAGAGCGGTTTTTACTGGAAAAAGCAAGCCAAAGGCTTACTATACGTTTCTGCGGCTGCTAAGAGGCGCAGCGGTAAACGCTGACGACAAGGAAAGTGACGGCAGGGAGCTTTACAGGGTGACGCTTTTCCACAAGGGCGACTTTGAGGCGCAGTTAAACAAAACGCTGGAAGTGTTAAGAGAGGCAGGATATTACATTAACAGTGTAGACACGGAAAGCTACGAGACAGACACGGGATACTGGTTAATACCTATCAACGTAGAAATATTAAAGGAGTGATAAAAACATGACATTAGGATTAAAAGACCTTGTTTATGCACCAGTAACAGAGGGAGAGAACGGGGACAGCTGGGGAACACCAAAAAGACTTGCACCTGCATTGCAGGCTGATTTATCCGTAACGACGGCAGACGGCACGCTGTACGCAGACGACGCAGTAAGCGAGATTGCAAAGGAATTTGTAAAGGCTACGCTTAAGCTGGGGGTTAAGGATTTACCGCCGGAAGTAACAGCAGAGCTGCTGGGGCAGGAAGTAGACGACGACAAAGTAGTATGGGCTGGTGCAGATGACGAACCGCCATATGTTGCCGTAGGGTTTAGAGCCAAAAAGACAGGCGGCAAGTACAAGTATGTGTGGCTGCTTAAAGGAAAGTTTAAAGTACCAAACGAAAGCTACAAGACAAAGGGCGAGAGTATCGAGTTCAACACGCCAGAAATTGAGGGCGATTTTATTAAGGCAAGTACAGGCAAGTGGAAAGCTGATTACGTTGGAAAGCCAGACGAAGGAGCGGCAAAAACATGGCTTACGAAAGTGCCAGAGCAGAGCGAAACGATAAAAACAGCATAAGGGAAAGGAGAGAGGCGCAGCTTGAGGCTGCGCCTTATTTGATGATATGAGCGCTATTAGAGATGGACGTTACGAGGTGGAACTTAACGGGAAAAAGTACCACTTACTTTTCAGCCTTAACGTGTTGGACGAATTACAAGACAGATTCGGGGGTTACGACAAGTTAGATAAGGTTTTCGACCAGAACAACAAAAATATGATTAAGGATTTAAAGTGGTTGCTTACTACGCTTATCAATGAGGGAGCAGACGAGGACGAGCAACCGCTTACAGAGCAGCAGGTAGGAAAGATGATTCACGTAGGAAATTTGGCGGTAATTAAGAATGTTATCTACTCTGCATTTTCAACGGCTGTAACAGGCGACGACGAGGACGGAGCAGAGGCAGGAACAGAGACAGAGGACGAAGAACAGGGAGAAAATGCGGGGGAAACCAGAGCCGTGCAGGAAAGCTAGATACTGCACGGCTTTTATATATCGCAATGGTTATGCTGCACTATTCAGAGTGCGACGCATGGAGAAAAACGCCATACCAGATTATCAAACTATTCAAGTACCACAAAGAATATAACCCTCATATTTTCGGAGCAAAAGAAAACAGAGCACCAGCGATAGAACCAATGGACGACATAGACATAGCACTAGGGGGACTGTAAAAATGGCTGACAAAACAGACAACATAAAAACACGGCTTAGCTTTGATGGCGAGGCGCAGTATAAAGCGGCGTGTAAAGAGATTAACAGCACCCTAAAGGTGCTAAATAGTGAAATGAAACTGGTAACAGCGGAATATAAGGACAATGCAAGCAGCGCAGAGGCATTGCGGGCAAAGCAGACGGTATTACAAAAGACATATGACGAGCAAAAGAAAAAGGTAGAAGAGACAGAAAAAGCCTTAAAGAACTGCAAAGAGGCTACGGGCGAAAACAGCGAGGAAAGCAAAAAACTGGAAACACAGCTTAATTACCAAAAAGCAGCACTCGCAAATACCGAGGGAGAATTAAAAAAGACAGCAGAAAGCCTTGAAACAGTAGACAAAGAGGCAGGGAGTGCAGGCGACAGCATTAAGGACAGCGGCGACGATGCCAAAAACAGCGCCAACAGTTTTAAGACAGCAGGGGAAACTATAAAGGCAGTAGGCGCGGCAATAGCGGCAGCGACGGCAGCCATTGCAGCGGCAGCAGTTGCGGCGGGCAAAGCTGTATGGGATATGGCAAACAACGTGGCGAGCGCGGGCGACGAAATAGATAAGGAAAGTCAGAAACTATCAATAAGCAGCGACCTATATCAAGAGCTAGAGTACGCCTGCGAGCGCAGCGGGACAAGCATAGACAGCTTAAGCAAAGGCATTAAGAATATCACAAGCGACCTTGCAGACGCACAGAACGGCGTAGAGGGCGCAAGTGCAGACTTTGACGCTATCGGCGTTTCACTTAAGAACGCAGACGGCAGTTTTAAAAGTACAGAAGAGGTATTACTTGACAGCATAGATGCGCTGGCGGGAATGACAGACGAGACACAGAGAAACGCAGCAGCACAGGATATATTTGGGAAAAGCTACAGCGAACTATTACCATTACTTAACAGCGGCAGCGAGGGCATACAGGAGCTCATGCAAGAGGCAGAAGATTACGGTATGGTAATGGGTACAGATATCGTATCTGCAAGCGCAGCTTTTGAAGATAGCTTACTGCGGCTGAAAAATACCTTTAGCGGTTTGAAAAATAACATCATAGGCAGCCTATTACCTGCATTAACGCAGCTTATGGACGGCTTTAGCGACCTACTGGCAGGAAACGAGGGAGCAGGCGATAAGATAAAGGCAGGCATGACGAAAATACTTGATAATGTGACAAAGATTTTGCCGCAGCTTGTGGCGCTGATAGCAAAAATAGCAGAGGCAGTGCTGAAAGTGGCACCGCAAATTATGGGCGCACTTGTGGACGGAATAACACAGGCTTTGCCAGATTTATTCAGTGTAACGGGCAACGTAATAACGGAGCTTGTTAATGGCTTTGTAGCTATGCTGCCACAGGTTTTAGAGGCAGGCTTACAGGTTATATTACAACTGGCAAGCGGAATGGGGCAGGCTTTGCCAGAATTACTGCCAGCAATCGTAGAAGTAATTGCAGAAATTGTAACATTACTAATCAAGAATATACCAATGTTGATAGATGCAGCTTTACAGCTCGTTACGGGGCTTGCAAAGGGCATTATAGCGGCAATACCAGTACTGATAGAGGCGCTGCCGGAAATCATAACAGCTATAATTAACGCACTCATTGAGGGCATTCCGCTTATTATTGAAAGTGCGGGCGATATTTTAATCGCAATCATAGACGGAATTATAACAGCCATACCATTACTGGTAGAAGCTATGCCACAAATTATTATGGCGATTGTTACGGGCTTAATCGAGGGTATACCGCAGGTTTTAGAGGCAACAGGCAGCTTAGTAACAAACGTGGTAACGAAATTAGGCGAGCTTGTAACGCTGATACCGCCAGCCATTGCAGACGCAGTTACAAAAATTGCGGAGTGGGGCGTTAAGATGCAGGACAAGGCAAAAGAAGTAATTACGCTTATGGTAACAAAGGTTATCAACATTGCTAAAGAGCTTCCAGCAAAAATATGGAACGCAATAATAGGCTGCGTTACAAAAATTGCAGAGTGGGGCGTTAAGATGCAGGATAGGGCGAAAAGTGCCATTTCAAATGTATGCACCAGCATAATAAACGGCTTCAAAGATTTGCCTAATCAGATGACAGAAATCGGCACAAACATAGTACAGGGCATTTGGAATGGCATAAACAACGCAACAGACTGGATTCTTGACAAGATAAAGGGCTTTGGAGATGAAGTACTAAGCGGCTTAAAGGCATTTTTTGGTATCAATAGCCCATCAAGGGTAATGCGCGACCAAGTGGGTGTATATCTTGCGCAAGGTATCGGCGTGGGATTTGAACAGGAAATGCAGAAAGTTACAAAGAATATGCAGAAAGCTATACCAAAAGAGTTTGACGTAGACGCTGGCACAGACACGGACAGCAGGAATACGGACAGCGGCAGCAGCAACAGCCCACAGCAGCGGGGCGATATAATAGTTGTTCAGAACATTT